AAAGCTCTAGCCGAGTAATAGTTAGTTCTCTTGTGTAGGAAATTATTCTTTTTTAATTAAGGAAGGTGATAGAGTGAAAAGTCCAGCAATATTGTTTTATACAAGTGATTTTTTAACAGGAGTTAGTAGTCTAACAATGGAAGAAAGAGGCCAGTATATAACTCTTTTGTGTTTACAACATCAATTGGGTAGGCTATCTAAAAAAGTGATAGAGATAAATGTTCCAAATGTTGGGGAAGATGTTCTTACAAAGTTTGTTGTTGATGATGAAGGTAATTATTACAATGAAAGAATGGAAGAGGAAACGGCAAAAAGAAATAAGTATGTTGATAGTAGATATAAGAATGGATATAAGGGTGGAAGACCAGTAGGAAGTAAGAAGCAAGCAACTAAAGATAAGGAATGGAATGAGATGTTAGATTTCTTTGAAAATAAATGTTTAATGTGTGGTTCACAATTTGAGAAACCTGATAGGCCAACTAAAGATCATGTGGTTCCACAAAGTTGGGGAGGAACAGATGATATAAGTAATTTACAACCTTTATGTCGAGAATGTAATTCTAGTAAGTGTGCAGATAGTGATAAAGATTATAGAACAAAGTATATTGATAAAGTTCCTGAAAAGTTAAAAGAAAAGTGGTTTAATAAAAACCTTATGGTTAAATTAAAAGAACCATATGGTTCTAATAATAATAACCATATAGAAAATGAAAATGAAAATGATAATGTAAATGGTAATGATAATAATAAAGGTAAAGAATTATTTGATTATAATTGGTTAGGTGGTGAAGATGAGTGAAAGTGTTATTAATTGTTTTATCAATATTGTGTGTAGTGTTTTTTGTAATTGATATAATGGCAGAACAATATTGGTTAGCAGGGTTTTTGGTTATATGTTTATTTTTAAATATAAGAAATTTATTAATATTAAAATAAAAAAGGAGGAAACAAGAAATGGAAAATACAAGGATAGGAAAAGGTAGTCAAGGATATGGGTATAAATATACAGATTTAGCACAGATACATTTATATTTAGAGGAAAATAAGATGAAGTATTATCAATATGTAGAAAGAATAGATGGTGATGATTATATTATGACTGTTCCAAATATTGATGGTAAAGAAGAAAATCCAAGAAGAGGGGTTAAGATAGTTGATGCTGTATTATCAGGAATTAAAAACCCAGCACAAGAACAAGGGTCTGCTACTACTTATGCGAGAAGATATAGTTTGTTAATGGCATTTGGTTTAGCGACAGAAGATGATGATGCTCAAAAGTTTACCCAAAAAAATATAAAAGATAAGAAAAAAGAATTTACTCACGCACCAATATCATTTGATAGATTAAGAGATATAAAAGAACTTATTAAAGGAACAAAAGCAAATGAAGAAGAATTTTTTAAACATTTTAAGATAGAATCTTATAGTGATATTAATAAATCTAATGTAGATAATATAGAAGATAAGTTATGGGAAAAGAAAACAAAGATGAGCTCAAAGGTAGATATTGATAGTTTAAATAAAATAATAGGAGGAACAGAAAATGAATAATGAAATAGTAGTTAAATTAAATGAAGTAGTAATATTAGAGCAAAAGCTCCAACAAATGAAAGAAATAGAAAAACAAATAAAACAAGTAAAGGAAGATTTAAAAGTTTCGATGGTGGAAGCAGATTTGAAGAAATGGGAAACGCCAAACGGAACCAAAATAACATTAATAGAAGATGGGCTAGATGAAGAAATAGAAGTTAAAGAGTTTAATGCCAATAAATTTTATGAAGAAAATGATGATTTAGTTAAAAAGTTTGATAAGGTTAAAAAACAATATCTTCAAAAAGAAACTGAATATTACCAAAAAGAAGATGAATATAAAATAGTTACTGGAACAAAAATAAAAAAAGGTAGAAAAGGTTATGTAAGAATAACGCTACCAAAAACAAGTTAGACAATGAATAGGAGGAGTAATAAGATGAAAAAGAAAATAATGATTGATGGGATAGAATATCAAGCTGTAAAAGAAACCAAAGAGCCAAAGAAAAAAGAAAAAAGAAGAAAGAGGTGAAATAAAATGTTAAACCAAGTTGTAATAGTAGGCAGAGTAGTTAAAACAATTTTTATTAATAAAATAACAAAGAATAAAGAAATACAATTATCAGTACCAAGAAGTTTTAAAAATGATAAAGGTGAATTTGTTGTTGATTTAATAGATTGTGTATTAACTAAAGAATTGGCAAAGAATGCAAAAAAATTCTGTAAAAAAGGTGAATTGTTAGGTATAAAGGGAAGGATTCAAAAAGAAGAAGATAGTAAACAAGTTGTGTTTGTAGAAAAACTTACATTTTTAAGTAATGGGAAGGAAGAAAAATAAAATGAGGACTAGAGAGGCGTTAAGATGAATAAGAAGGAGGAGTAACTAATGGATATAATACAAAAGTCTTTAGTAAGTACGAGTCTAACTTCAGATATGAAATATAATAATAGTACAGAAAAGACTATAATTGAATTTACCGAAGAGGAATTAAAAGAAATTAAAGAATGTGGGATGTTATTAAACCCCAAAATAAGTATAATGAATGAGCAAGAGGATATTGGTATAGTAGGATTATTAGAGGAGTAATTAATATATGAGGACTAGAGAGGTGTTAAGATGAATAAAGCATGTTTAGTTGGGAGAATGACAAAAGACCCTGAATTAAGACAAGTTGGTGATAAGTCAGTAGTATCATTTACAGTTGCAATTAATAGAACATTTGCTAATAAAAGTGGTGAATATGAAGCAGATTTTATTAATGTTGTGTCTTGGAGGAATGCTGATAATATAAAACAATATACAATGCAGGGGAGTTTAGTAAGTGTTGAAGGAAGGATACAAAGTAGAATTTATGAGGCAAAGGATGGCACTAAAAAATACATTATAGAGGTTATAGCCGATTCGGTTCAATTTTTAGAGAGTAAGAATAGTAAAAAAGAGGAAAAGGTTGAAGTGAAAAAGGAAGAACCGAAAGAAAAAATTGACCCATTCGCAGATTTTGGTAACAATGTTGAGATTAGTGAAGATGATTTGCCTTTTTAAAGGAGTGATATAAATGTTTGGTTATGCAAAGGAAGTTATAACATTTTTATTAGAGCAAGACCAAGATAAAATATTTGAGGTTAAAGTAAAGAATAAAGGAAAGACCGACCAACAAAATAAATATTTATGGAAGTTGATGACCTTATGTGTGGAAAAACAAACAGGAAGAAAAAACAAAGATGATATAGAGGAGTTATATGTGAGAATGCTTATATATACAGGTGCTTTAGTTGATTATTATTCTATGGTGCCTGAAGCATTTGAGAGATTTGATAAGGCCATTAGGAAAGATAGAAAGAGTATAAGGTCAGTAATAATAAATGATGAATATAAAAAGAATGGCAAAGATTTTGTAAGTGTGAGGGTAGTGTATGGTAGTAGTCAATTTGATACAATAAAAGAGAATTTACTTATATCTAATGTGTTGGATTATGCTAATAATCTTGGAATAGATACAGAACCGTGGAGGGAGATGTTTAAATGAGAGAGATAAAGTTCAGAGGTAAAAGAGTAGATAATGGAGAATGGGTTTATGGTTACTATGTAGCAGAAACAAGTATGACTATGACTTTTGACTGGCAAGAAGAATACAACACATTTATTTATACGGGAACTGACATACACCCTCACGAACAAAAATATAAAGTTAGTTGTGAAACAGTAGGACAATATACAGGACTAAAGGACAAAAATGGAGTAGAGATATACGAAGGGGATATAACGAAATTTGGTAGATATGGTTCACCTAGCGTTGTTACTTGGAAATACTTTTTAAAATATAATACAGTGTTGAGGAAAAATAAAAGAAAAGTAAAAGTAATAGGCAACATACACGATAACAAAGGAGTTATTTGATGAAAAGTAAAAGAGCAAGAGCAACAGATATATCCAAAAAAGTTAAGTGTGATGTATATGAGAGAGATAATGGATTGTGTGTGGTGTGTAAGCAAAGAGCAGGGGCACCCAATATGCATTATATATCAAGACAAAGAGGTGGTCTTGGTATAGAGGAAAATGTGGTTTGTGGATGTATGGAATGCCATCACGATTATGATAATGGGAAAAAGTTAAAAGAAAATGGAAAGAAAATAAGAGAATATTTAATTAGTAAATATGAAAATTGGGATGAAAATAATTTAATTTATAAAAAACAGCATTGACATTTTCATTGAACTTCTGTATAATGTAGTTTAAGGGATATGGTGTAGGAAGTGATTTTTATGCAATATAAATTAAAGAATAGCAAAGAGAGTGGTAAGCCAAAGGGCAAACTAACCTCTTTTTTTGATAAATAAAATGAAAAATTTTAGCAAGATGCCTCCCCTAAAGGGAAATTTGTCGGCTGAAGAAAGAATTATGTTAGATATTGATAAGGAGCAGAAAAACAGAAAATGTTGTGATGATATTAAAAAGAATTTTGGGGAACAAATTAATGATTTTTATGGTGATGATTGTTGCCAAAAGTTAAAAATATTAGTTGGTTATAAAAATACAAGAGGGTGACCTATGCAACCAAAAGAATTTAAGCACATAATGAAAAGAGAAGGAAGATATCATTGTTATTGTGGGGGAATTGAAACAAAAAAAGATAGGTTAAGTTGCCATCATATAATATCAATTAGAGATGGTGGAAAATTAGTTTTGTGGAATTGTGCATTAATTGCTAGAAAAAATCATGACAAATTCAATCTAATAGAGAGAAAATTACCTCTAATAGCAGAATATATGAATAATAGTTTTTTAGAATATATACACACAGGAAATTATGCAATAGTTAAAGAGAATAAAAGGATATTACAAAAGTATTATCCAAGAGCAAAACAATTAGTCAAAAGGAGAAAATAAAAATGAATTCAAATGCTAAAGGTAAAAGGGGTGAGCGAGAGTTAGCCAATAAACTTAAAGCTTATGGATATGAAACAATAGGGCTTAAAGGGATATATATAGAGTGCAAGAGAGTACAATCGTTGAATATGGATAATGTATTAGAGAAATGTGATAAAGAGCATAAGGACCCTGATATACCGGTTGTAATGCATAGAAAAAATGGCAAGGAATGGAAGGTAACAATGTATTTGCCGGATTTTATGCACATGTATGATGAGTGGAAATTGAAAAATTAAAGGGATGATGGTATGGATGAATTTCAAGACAGATATTTAGAACATCAAAATAGAAAAAAAGATTTTATTGAAAATCAGTTAGGTCATTATAAGATAGGTTATGAGAAAAAAGAAAAACAAGCATTTAATAAAGTGTTAAGAAATAGAAGAAGTCAAAGAGTGTTTATAAAAGAAGAAGTAAGTGATGAATTAATAAATGAATTATGTGAAGCAGTTAGAATAAGCCCAAGTAGTTGTAATAGACAGGCAGTATATATTAGAGAAACAAGTCCAGAGTATGCCGAACAAATGTTTGTTGGTGCTAAAAATTGGTCTAAAAATGCCAATAGAGTGTTAATGTTATTTGCTGATAAAATAGCTTATAAAAGTCCCAATGAGAAAGCATTTATGCCATTTTTGGATATGGGATATGCAGGGCAATCAGTTTGTTTAATGGCCGAAACATTAGAATTGGGATTGTGTTTTGTTAATCCGAATATAAGGGAAGAAAATAGACAGGAATTTATTGATAAATATGGTGATGATTATTTTGGTGGGTCATTTATAATAGGCCATTATGATAATAAAGCAAAAATACCACCATTAAGGTCAATAGATAAGGTGAAAAGAAAATGAAGTTATCTGTTATAATCCCTGTATTTAATCAAGAAAAATTAATAATAAAAACATTAGATAGTATACCAAAAAAAAATAATATAGAGGTCATAATAGTTAATGATTGTTCAATAGATAAAACAAAGTCTGTGGTGACAAAATATATAAAGAAATATGATAATTATACCCTTATTAATTTAAGAAAAAATAAAGGTGTAGGGAATGCAAGAAATAAAGGTATAGATAAGGCAATAGGTGAATATTTATATTTTTTAGATAGTGATGATACATTTGATAAAAAAGGTGTTAAGGAGTTACAAGATGATTTAGATGGGTCAGATGTATTATATTTTGGATTAAGAAAGAATGATGGTACAGAAATATTTAAAACAGATAAGAATGGTGTAATAAGATGTATTAGGAGAGAGTTTTTAGGGTTATTAAGATATCCGGAAATGAGAGTTAAGGAAGATGTAGAGTTTTATAAAAATGTTATGGAAAAGAACCCAACTAAAAAATTCCTTGATTATGTAGTTTGGAATTATAATTATCCAAGAGAAGGAAGTCTTTGTTGGGAACATAAAAAAAGATTAATATTAACAGTAATTGTGCCAGTATATAATACAGAATATTTAATAACAAGATGTTTAGATAGTATAGAGTTATCAGAAAATATAGAAATAATAATTATTGATGATTGTTCTACTGACAATTCATTATTAAGAATAGAAGAATGGGTAAGTAAAACAGATTTTAAAAATATCACAGTAATATATAATGAAGAAAATTTAGGAGCAGGACCGACAGTTAATAAGGGTTATGATGCAATGAAGGGTGAATATGTTTTTACCTTATGTGATGATGATTATTTAATAGGGTCACTTAATAATTATATAGGATATTTACATAGTGGATTTGATTTAGTATATTTTAATGCCGAGTCCAATACAGGCAGAATATGGCAGGGCCAAGAATTGCCGGGCTCAACAAAGGCATATAGTAAAGAAATAATAGGTAATACAAGAAGGCCTAGCCAAAATTTTGGTGGAGATAAAGTTTTTTATGATGAAATACTAGCAAAAAATCCAACAAAGAGATATACAGAGTTGTTATTATATTATTATAATTATCCAAGAAAAGGCAGTTTGATGTATCATTGGAATAAAGAGAAAAGAGAATTAGCAGGAAAAGGTAGTAAGTTTAAAGAATTAGTAAGAGTTGAAGAAGAAAAAGTAATGGAAGTTAAAGAAGAAAATTTTAGCATTACAGTATTTACAATAGCATATAATGGGTATGGTGAATTTATACCAAAATGGATAGATAGTATGAAAAATCAAAATGTGCAACCTGATAAAATAATTATAGTATTGGGTAAAGATAGTGGTATATTAAATACAAAGTTAATGGCTAGAGGAATAAATTGTGAAGTAATTAATGTAGATGATGATGTTATGGGGATATTAAGGAATAAAGGTATAAAGGCAATAGATACCGAATGGATGTTATATTTTAGTGCAGATGATATATTATTACCCAATGCAATAGAGGAAATAAAGAAAAAAGCAAGTGAAGGTTATGAGGCAGTAGCATTAAGATATATAGATAGACAAATTAATGGAACAGAGAGAGTTAGACCAAGTGCAATATTTGATAGAGAAAATATGTTGAGATGGCAAAAGAAATATCCTGTGCCTGGTTATATAGCAGTTAAGAGAAAACATAAAGGCAAAATATTATATTATGAAGATATAGAAATACCCAATTATCCTTATTTATTCCAATTAGTACAAAGAGGAGTAAAGCAAACACATTCAAATAAAGAATGTTGTATGTATGTTAGAAGGGCAAAAAGTCATGGTGGTATATCATCTAGGACAGGTAAGTTTAGAGATTATGCAAAAGTAATAGATGAGAGAGCAAGATATTATTTGAATTAGGAGGAAATTATGAAAATTGAAAAAGTAAGTATAAATGAGATTAAACCATATATTCATAATTCCAAAGAACATCCTAGTTGGCATATAGAACAGATTAAAAAGAGTATAGAGCAGTTTGGATTTAATGACCCAATAGCAGTTGATGAGAATAATGTAATAATTGAGGGACATGGAAGATTTGAGGCATTAAAGCAGTTAGGAAAAAAAGAGGTTGAGTGTATAAGGTTAGACCACATGAATGAAGAAAAGAAAAAGGCATATATATTAGCCCATAATAAATTAACAATGAATACAGATTTTGATACAGATAAGTTATTAGATGAATTAGATGAGATAATTAATATAGATATGGAAGATTTTGGATTTGCAATAGAAGAAGATGAAGATATTAATGAAGTTGTTGATGGGGAAATAGAAATTGAAAATGGTATGTTTTGGGAAAGTAATTATGTAGTGATACACACAGAAGATGAGTTTGAGTGGAAGAATTTACAGGCAATGTTTAATTTAAGAGCAAAATCAACCCAAAATGGGCATGGTGTTGGTATTAGTAGAGTAGTAACATTTAAAGAATTTGAAAAGGCAATTAAAGATAATGGAAAAGTTTAAAATAATATCCCCTAGTTATAAAAGGGCAGGTGTTGTAACGACACATAATTATTTTGATGATGTTATATATTTAGTGCCTGAAAGTCAAGAGAAGGATTATATAAAAAAAACAAAAATGATAAATAATGTTAAGATAGAAACACTACCTGATGAGTTAGATGGTAATATAGCAAAGAAAAGGAATTATATATTAGATAATTATAAGGGTAACATAGTAATGTTAGATGATGATTATAAGGGATTATATGTAATGAATTCAAAGTTTATCCCAAGACATGGAAGAAAGATGAAGAAGGATGAATTCAAAGTATTTGTAAATGATATGTTTATTATGTGTAATGATATGAATTTGAAGTTATGGGGGACAAATCTTAATAAAGACCCATTATGTTATAGAACAACACACCCATTTAGTTTTTTAAGCCCTGTATTAGGACAGTTCATTGCAGTTATAAATGATGATGATTTTAAGATAAGGTATGATGAGAGGTTATATTTAAGAGAAGATTATGACTTCTTTCTACAAAACATCAATGTATATGGTAGAGCAATGAGAGTTAATTTTATTGGTAGAGAGGCAGACACATTTGATAAAGGTGGAGGATGCCAGTCTTACAGAACAATGGAGAAGGAAAAAGAACAGAGTGAGTTATTGATAAAAAAATGGGGAAGTAGAACAGTAAAGATGAATAAAAAGAGAAAAGATTATAATGTAGTATTAATAAATGTCCCATTAAAGGGAGTATAAGTGAGGTGAGTATATATGGCAGGTGGAAGACCTAAAATTGTAATAGATTATGAAATGGTTAAGAAGTTAGCACATATACATTGTACACAAGATGAGATAGCATCTATGATGGATATTAGTGTGAGAACATTACAAAGGGATGATGAGTTTTGTCGTATATATAAAAGGGGAATTGAAACAGGTTGTGCCTCTTTGAGAAGGTTACAATGGAAAGCAGCCGAAAAAGGTGATAAGACTATGCTCGTATGGTTAGGGAAAATATACCTTAAGCAAGTTGATAAACAAGAGATAGACCAAAATGTTTATGAGAATGGTAAAAAGCCTGTTGAAGAATTAAAAGAGTCAATAGATAAAATCAGGAGAGATAAGAAGAAAAATGAAGATAACACCTAAGTATTATGATTTTATAGCAACAGAGAGCAAGTTTGATGTGTTAGAAGGAACGACACAGGCCGGAAAGACCACTACTGCAATATCAACGAAGTTCTTATATGAGGTAATGAACACAAAAAGAAAGAAACATTTGATAGCAAGTGATAGTGTTGGAACATTAGTATCAAATATATTAGATACAGGGGATGTAGGGTTGTTAGATACATATCCTGATATAGAGTTATTTTTGAATGGCAATTATAAACAAAAATTACCACATTTAACAATAGGTGATAATACAGTATTTCTAGTTGGTTATAGTGATATAAGAAAATTCAAGAAAGTATTGGGAGGCCAATTTGGTGCTGCATTTATAGATGAGGTTAATATAGCAGATATGAGTTTTATTAGGGAGTTCTTTTTACCAAGATTTGAGTATTGTTGTGCTACATTAAACCCTGATAATCCTGATAAGGAAATATATAAAGAGATAATAAATAGATGTAGGCCAGTTAAAGGGCATGAGGATGATGTGCCACCACATATATGGGACCAATTAAAAACAGCAGAGCCACAAGAGGGATGGCATTATTGGTATTTTACATTTGATGATAATCCGATAATGAATGAGGAATTAAGAAATGATTTGATGACATCTTTATTACCTGAAACAAGAGAGTACCAAACAAAGATATTAGGTATAAGAACTAAAGGTGTTGGATTGATATTTAGTTTACCAAAGGATAATATAATCACAAAAAGAGAAGCAATGTATACTAATCCTAAAGAGGCAAATGATAATAAGTTATTAAAAAGAAGATATCAGAAGTTTACCTGTGGAGTTGATACAGCATATTCAAGTAAGAGTGCAGATACATTTGCCTTTATATTTGGAGGAATAACAGCAGATGGTAAATATATAGTATTAGATGAGCAAGTATTTAATAATAAGAATCAACTTACACCAAAGACCCCAAGTGATATAGCAAAAGATATATGTGATTTTGTAGAAAGAAATCAAAGTGAGTGGGGAATTTGCCCGAGTATATTTGTAGATAGTGCAGACCAAGCCACAATAACAGAATGTCAGAAGTATAATAAAACACATGGTTATAATTTTAGATTTATTAATTCATATAAGAAGTTAAGGATAATAGATAGAATAAATTTACAGAATAGTTGGATAGCTTCTAAACATTATCTAATTGTAAATAGTTGTAAAGAACATATAAGAGAGCATGGGGTTTATAGTTGGAATCCTAATAAGGATTTGCCAGAAGATGGTAATGACCACACTATAAATGGTTCACAATATGCTTTTACACCATTTAAGATGAAGATAGGGAGAGATGCAAATGGGAATAAGGAAAAGAATTGGTGAGGGGATAACTAATTTCCTATATCCATATATACAAAATTATGCAAAAGTAAAGGGAGATAATATGCCAAAAAAAGAGACGGAATATGAAAAATATTTGTTACATGAAAAATACCTATGGTTTTTAGGTAGTGAGGATTTATTAGCAGATTTTTATAATAATGATGCACCTTCATATATACAGATAAACACTAGGGAAAGTTATTATTATTCTAATGTAGCAAGTGATATAAGGGTTGTACATAGTGGATTCCCTTCATTATTAAGTTATACTAAAGCCAAAATGTTAGTATCAGGTGGTATAAGTGCATTAGTTAAAGTAGATGGCAAAGATAGTGAAAAGAAAAATGAAGAAGCAACAATGGAATTAGATGATATAAATGATGATAATAAGATAGATAATTTAATAGTTAATTCTGCAACAACCCAATCATGGGGTAAAAAGTTTGCTTGGAAAATAAGTATAGATAAAGATGTTACAGATTATCCAATATTAGAGAAGGTAACACCGTTTAATTATAATGCAATATATGAAAGAGGAAGATTGAAAGCAATTGTTTTTAATGAAGAATTTTCAGTAGATAAAACAGATTTTGTTCTACATGAAATATATAGTAAAACAAATGGTAGTGGGACAATAGTTTATGAATTGTATCAAGTAGGTAAAAAGGAATTGATTCAGGTTAGTTTAGAGTCAACTGAAAGAACAACAGATTTAGAAGATAAAGTGTTTAAAGGGTTTGATTTTATATTTGCAGGAGAGAAAGTTGCAAACAAATCAGACTATCAGGGTTTAGTAAGTGAATTTGATGCTCTTGATGAAGTATGGTCACAGTTAATGGATGAAATTAGAAAAGGTCGTAATGAGAGTTATATACCAGAGAATTTAGCACAGGGTAAAACATTTGATAAATTTAGAAAAAATTATACAGTAGTTGGAACAGATGACAGAGAAAATGGTGCTAATAAGATAGAGAATGTGCAACCATCAATAAGAACAGATGAGCATACAAAGGCAATAAATGCATTAAAGATGAATATATTAACATTATTTGGATTAAGTCCAATAACAGTAGGTATAGCAGAAGATATAGGAAGCAACTCATCAGGGGATGCATTAGCCAAAAGAGAGATGGCATCTATAAGAACTCGTAATCATGAGATAAAAGAGTGGGATGAATTTTTACAAGATATGTATTATAAAGTATTAAATGCTTATAATTATATGAGGAAGAAAAAAGAAATTGGTTATGAGATATTAATAGCATTTGGTCAATATATAACACCGACTAGGTCAGAGGCAATAGCAGATGTTAAGTTAATGAGAGATGCCGGAGTGATTGATGTAGAGAAAGCATTGAAAGATATCTATGGTGATGATTTAACAGAAGAAGAAAAGGTGAGAATAATACAAGATAGTGGAACAGAGATATTTATACCGGAAGTGTAGGTGGTTATTGTGTTAGAAGATAAATTAACAAAACAACAGAATAAACTCTACAATAAGATAGTTAAAGATTATGGTGTAAGTTATAAAGAGATAAAGGAAGTCATAGATGAGGATGCAGATGGTAATATAAAGGCATCTAAAGGTGATAATAAGAAGATAGCATTAATAATGGGTGCATTATGGTTAAAGAATGCAGTTGGTACAGAAAAGTCTAGTAGTAATATAATTCAAACAACTAGATTGTATTATGATTTTATTGATAAGTCTTTAGATGATGATATAATAGGTAAGTTAGATTTAGATAAGATTGTTACAAAGCAATTAAGTGTTCGTAATAAGAAGATAGGATTTAAGAAGTTAATAAATG